CGGCTAATTTAATAGTCGAATTGTAAATTGGAATTGGAATTTCTTCAAAGCTAACGCTAGGACGAGTAAAGTCCATTACTTGCTTAGTTAATTCTGTTCTTGGTGTAGTTACACCGAAGTTCTCAAATATCACTCTGAAACGATATTTGAGTTTTGGCATCAGCATACCCTGGTTAGGATTGCTTTGATCGCTTGCCAAAGGCACTGTCATTCTAGTTAATGAAGCTACTGCCATGTTATTATCTCCTGTTTGTTTTATTTATGGCGATTGGTTCGAGAAAAAAATAGGGCCCAAAGACCCTATTTTCTCTACTGTATCGCATTAGCCTTGAGCTGCTACAGTGCTTACACTACTACCAATTTCACCGGTGTTCTTGATACGCAATGGAATGTAAATAAATTCAACTGCTTTAACTGGTTCAATAGCAATGTCTACCCATAACTCGTTACGGTCAATGCGCGAAGGAGTATTGTTACTCAAGTCACACACAACCAAGTAGTCATAGATGCCGCGCTTGTTAACAAGATCAATCATTAACGAATTAACTGCATTAGTCATTTCGTTACGAGTAATCTGGTCGTTAGGTTCGAACAAATATTGTTTGCCAAGCTCTTGTAATCTACCACGAATAAATGCAACAAGTCTTGCTACGTTGATACGATCCAATGCACTAGTTACGCTAGATGCAGTCTTATTACCAAAGTTAGTGATACCAATTCCAGGAACAAATGTAATTGGGTTGATATCAAGTTGATACAATACATCACGAAGTCCTTGGTTTACACCAGTTGAAATAAATTCGCCTGTTGTTGAACTTACATAACCAATTTGTAATGCGTTATCAATTACACCACGGCGTGTACCAGCTGGTGCAAGCCACGGAAATGCAACTTCGTCACTACGAATAATTGTACGCAACATCATATGGCTCGGAGGCTGTACCACTAAGCTACCCGACAAATCAGAAGTTTGGCAGCTTGGATAGAACACTCCAAGATAAATGTCGTTTGCTTGCAATCCATCACCGGTTACAGTACCAAGACCGCCGTTGTTGTTTGCCCATGTACTGATATCAGTATTATTTGGAGCCAATCTTAAAGGTGTGTCGCCTACTACAAACGCAGTGTTGTTTCGATCGTTGTTGAGTTCTACCATGTTAGGAATCAACTCAGGATACTGAGGAGTTGCGATTAGATTGTATTGTAATTGCTCTTCACGCAATGTAGTACTAGCGTCGATGCTAGACTTTAATGCAGCAACAATGATAGCACGTTGGGCTTGTCTGCCCATGTATGGTGTTCCGTCATTTTTGTTACCACTTTCAGTTACCCATGCATTTGTAACTGATGGCAAACTCTGATCAGGGAAGCTCTGAGCATTGAAGTAGTTAACTTGGAAACTCTTAACATTATATCCTGAACGACGTGTGTTAAACAACAACATACCTTGTGGGTACAATGCAGGATCAGGAGCATCAAGATCTAGATAATCACTAATCAACAAACTTGTAATTGTTGGAATTTCGTCAGATATAGGATCTGTTGTTCCGTTTGGAGCCCAGCGAGCATCAGCAAACAAAATACCATTTTCTGTAGTTTGATCAGTGTTTACAATTTGTACCCATTGATCGACACCGCCAACATTTTCCCAACGACTGATTACAGGATAGTTTTCAAGGTCTGAAGTATTAATCCATAAATCACCGTATGCTAATGGGCTTTCTGCCACATCAGTTTGAGTACTTGGCGCAGTTGCTGCAAATATCGGACCAGCTGCGTTTGTATCAGTAAGATTATATCCTCTTACATCGTTAGTGACGTTTTGATAACCTTGCCAAGTTCCATTGTCCTGGATCATAATGTCAGCTTGTGTTGTTGCACTATAGTACCATAGGCGACCGTCAGCTGGATCTTGATTAGGAGCTGTATCGCTTGATGAGTAAACGAACCAAGGAGTAGTATTAAATTTAGCCAGTGTAAGACGACTAGACTGTCCTTGTGTTACTCCTGATACAGAAGTATTAAATCCAGCAGTTGTTAGTGGAGTTCCAGAAACATTACCTACCGAAATAAGTCCGCCTGCGGTGTGTGTAAACACAATTGCACCACTACTATCTACCGATGCACTAACATATGGCGCAAATGTAGAAGAACCTACAGCAGCCGACACCGCTGATAAAAAGTCAGCTACTGTTCCAGTACCGCCGATTGTAGCAGTTACGGTAGCACCAATAGTTGATTCACCAGGGATAGTTGCTGCAATAGTGAAGGTATTACCTACAGTAAAAGGAGTACCGGACAATACAGCATCACCAGTTACTACTGTTGCACCCGATTGAGTAAATTCAAAAATTTCAAACCCAGAAGTTGCAGGATCGTCCCAGGCTGGGTTAACTCTAGCAAAAGTTGTTCCTACTGGAATATTAATTCCGCCGCCACTTGGATCAAGACCGTATAGTGCAAGGGTACCACTTGTGTACACTGGCACACTTTGTTGTACCCAGGTACCTAGTGCCGATGAGAATTTCTTTAGCACTAAGTTAGTGCCAAGGTTTACAGAGTTAATTTTCTGCCAGACTGAGCCAGTTGGTTGTGGCAATGTATCACTTGATCTCCAACGAGGAGCCTCGTAACTATAACCTGCAAAGTATGTTGGCGCAAAATAGCTACCGCTATTGATACCTAGGGCAGTTAAAGGAGTACCGGTGCCGTTTTCAATAATAACGTTTGAAGTAGAATCACCAGAAACTGCTGTAGAATCTGAGTAAATTATCAATTTGCCAGAATCAACACCAGCATACACGCCAGTAATACCAGCACCGTTAATGTTGTCGCATAGATTTTTTACAGATGCTACACCAGCTACTGCAACGGCTACTGTATTTCCGTTAACAAGAATAGTATTACCAACTGTTAGGGTCGGTGATGCTACAGTACCTTGCACAGTAGGCCATGCTGTTTTCCATTCGTCACTGCCGACTAGAACCCAATTATTGTATAGATCCAATAGTGGGCTTCCAGTAGTGGCATAGTTTGCTGTAGCGCTATAAGTAGTGGTGTTTGGGCCGCCACGCTTGTAGTATGTTGGATTATGAACTGCTGTAGCAGTTACAGAATAATCGCCAATTGATCCAATACTTTGTAATGGAACAGTTGTTCCAGTTTCTAAGTTAGCTGTATCAGTAATTACCGCTGGCACTTTGTTAGTAAATGCACCAGTTGTCTGGTTCCATTGGAACAGACCCCAAACAGTATTTGCAGTATCTAACCAATAGTCGCCATTTGCTGGATCGCCAGTTGGGCGAATTAAACTAGCTGTTAGCTCGCTTAGATCAATATCAGCACGTTGTACGTAAGCACGGTTAGTAATACCCAATGCAGAGTATGCTGCAAGTAAGCCGTATTCGTTTAACTCATAGCCGTTGATTGGTGTACCAACAGTAGTTTTGTAAAAGAACGGCACACCAAATGTTGCCGATAAGTCTCGTTGACTTGTAATCGTATATACTTTGTTAGCATTTGCAGCTAGCGTACCAGCTGCAACGCCTGCACCTGTGCCAGAAATTTTGTTCTGTGCAGTAGCAATTAAGATATAAGGTACTGAGTTGGTAGCAGAAGGGATGTATTGACTCTCGTCAACTACTGTTACTTCTACGCCGGGTGATAATAGTGCCATGTGGTTTTCCTTTTTTCCAGTTACAATATTTATTGTAGACTGCAAAAAGAGGTGGCTATGCCTGCCCTTTGGCAAAGGTTTTAAATAAATATAGTATGAAAAGACCTATTTGTCCTGTTTGTCAACAACGCGGATGTGCAGTTAACTATCGTAAGGATGAGGTAACCCATTATCGCAGCAGGTGCGAAGTATGTATTAAGAAAAACAAAAAGGCAAAGCCTCCTGTGCCACGTTGGCAAGCAGCAGGGTATAAGAAAAAACCCGCATGTGATAAATGCGGGTTCAGAGCAAGGTATTCAGCCCAGCTATTAGTATATCATGTTGACAGTAATTTGCACAATACAGACGTTAGAAATCTAAAAACAATTTGTTTAAATTGTGTTGAGGAAATTAAACGGTCTGATCATCCGTGGAAGGCGGGAGATCTTGAGCCAGACTTATAACCTGTGCATACAGGTCGTCCAAGCTGTAATTGTTATCTAACACTGAATCAAAGTCAGTACCGATCCATGAATACTCGCTAGGGTGTACTCCTAGTTTGTCAAGTTTTGCTTTGCTTAGTGCCCATTGGCTGTTGCCGTTAGGCCCACGATTATATGCTATAGCGGCGTCATACCACTCAGGTTCGGGCCCACGTTTGATACGGATTACTTTGCCGCCTGCTGCTTTGATCGCTTTGATTTCGTTAGGAAATCTGCAATCAGTAATGACAACATCGTCTGTGGTATTGCGCAGTTTGTTTTCTAAGCTGGCAATCCAGATGTCGTCGTGGAACCCGGTTCTTAACACATCTGTACCCCATTGCTGTAGCACCCAGCGCGGTGTCAATTCGGGCATGTTCAATCGAGTTGCCCACCATGCGTCAACTTGCTCACGCCACTCTCTTGAGTGTTTTGTGCGCCCTTCTAGCATGGTTCTGTCCCAGCCAAACACTTGTGCTACTGCATCTTTTAATGTGTTAGCAAAACTTTCTCTACGAAAGCGATGTAGGTTTACTAGGTAATCAGCCGCAGTGTCTTTGCCTGCGCCAATGAGTCCACAAATCCCAATGATCATTTGAGTTCCTTAACGTTGAGGTATTTAAGCGTATTTTGCAGCATGCCAATTTGTCTGCGGCAGTCTTCTAGCGCATGGTGGCTAGTAGGAGGGATAGGTTGATCTGGCCACAAGCTAAACACAGTACGACTGTCTCGAACTGCGTAGAATTTCCAGGGCAAAGGCTTGTGATAGCTTTTGTAAGCATGCTCAAGAATGTTCATATCGTAGGTAGGGCCCTGCGCCCAAATACGTTTAGCATGCCAAATTAGTTTGCCTAGCTCGTCTAGTGCTTGATCAAGCGGAATACGACCTTCTTCATTGAACGCTTCGTCACGTGCGTGGGCAGGCTGGGTAGCCCACCATTCAATTGTGCCATTGTCGATTGCACGATCTTCTTGGCTTTCCAAGGTAACTCGTGCATAATAAGATTGGGTGTAATCAACGTTTCCAAACGGGTCAAACGCCTGGGCAGCAATAGTGAGTATGCAAGTATCTGGGCCAGTTGCTAGCCCTTCTAAGTCAATCATTAAGTCCATGCTGTAGTATAGCAGGACTAGACTAGAATGTCAATTAGCCAATGACCCAAGTTAGTGGCTGCGACCCATCTACATAGGTCTTCAAGGATTCGATTAGCATATCCATTTGCGACTGAGCTTCGCCCTTCATTGCAGTACCATTTAAAGTGCCGCCGCCTTGTGGTCCAGCAATGGTGCCAAACTTTTCACGTGCCTCACCGATCATGTATTTGCAGTTAGCCACCATGTAATCACGGACCCACTGGGAAATTTGGAAGTCTGACAGCAAGTTGATTTCAGGCTTTAGGTTGTCTGTCCAAAGCAGTACATTCTCTCCTGTACCTCTCCAGTCACGTGACATTTGCAGTTTCTTTGTAACAGGATTCCAGGTGTACACAACGTATTGTCCAAACATACGTCCTGCTAGCTCAACATATTGAGAGTAAAAGTCGTAAGTAGCAAGTCCGCCTGCTACGTTAAAGTTCATCAAGTACACATTCATTGACGCTTGTGTAAACGGGTCAAAGTTAGTTGCAGCTGGACCTTGCGAGTTACCAAAAGTTCTACGGAAGATTTGTCGCACATTAATAACTTCTTGTGGCAAAGTATAGATGTTTACGTCCTGGATTAGTTCCAAGAAACTATAACTTTCTTCATATGCATTTTGCGCACGTTGGCGATATGTGCCAATTGTTTTTTGGTATGCAGCTTCGTAATGCGCTGGGTCTAGTTCAATATCAATCATGCCGCCGCCAAGTTGCAATTGCACATAATTGATAAGATTTTGTTTTAGTACGTCCAGTGTGTTTTCAGCCATTGTATGCTCCAGTCATATATTTATTGCTTAGAGCCTTTTCGGATTGGCCATATTTTTTCTGTTTCTGGGGAACCACAACAGAATTTGCACTGCGGAATAGGATTATCAAGTTCGGCAAAAAATTCAGCGCCACGAGTTTCAAACTCATCAACAGTTAACGGCTTGTAGCTTAACATAAGTGCTCGATCTTCAGGTGTTAAATCCAGCCCAAACTGCTCATCAAACTCTGGAAACAGTGCAACAGGACCGCACTTGTACAATTTGCCATTGATAAAATGGTAGCTCTTGTGCTGTGCCATCGGGCACACAGAATGTGCATCCTCAGGGTTGGAATTGTGCAGAGTAAACTTGCCGTCTTTGTTGGTTTTCAAGGCACTCGTGATAAACTCGTTTTGAGTCCACAAAGGCAGTAGCATGTTCTTTGAGTCAATAAAACAATAGTCAGCATTGAATCTATTGTTTTCTTTGCCGTGATGTTCAGTAATGGGACCAGGCAAGAACTGCCGAATGTCTTCTTCTAGTTGCGGGAAATCATTTTCGTTATGCAAACTAATACCAAGCCAGAACTTGTTTACTTCGAGTTGATCGTATAGCCCTTTGACTTTTGTTAGTCGATGCCCATTGGTAAGAATCTGCTTCCAGCAAGGCCATAGTTTGCCTAGCCCTTGGATCCAATCTATAATGGTAGGGTTAAGCAAAGGCTCACCACCTAGCACAACAATTTGTTCTATGTCTAGGTACTCTGCCCAGCGGGCATAAGTTTCTGCGTGATCTGACCATGCCTGCCAACCTTTGAAATTGTAATTGTTAAAACGATTACAATGATCGCAGGTTAAGTTGCAGACATTGGTTATGTAGAATTCTACTTTGGGGATTTTTATGCGGGTTGTCAGTAGCCCAATATTCACCAGGCTGTTTGAATCACTGAGTTTTCACTGCCTCAAGGATTACGCGCAATCACAGTTGCTT